AGACTGAATCTGCCTATCACATTCTTGCTTTACAATTAATATCCCCTCTGCACTCAGTTGTAAGTCTGCTTGGCAAATATTATTACAGTTTAAATCGTGATCTGAATCTAGTACACGAAGGCTGTAAACCAAGTATTTCTTACAACTGTCAGCCCTTGGGAAGCTGAAATGGTGCATTAAAATAAGACAGTTTAGACACGTGCTTAGGTGTTATTCCACTCTCCGCTTACAACTGCACATAGTACTTGGACTAGCAAGTAACTATGCGCAGTGACTTTCAATGTGAACCTGCTTATGCAGGTTCTGCCCAAAAGAGGCCGTTTATCGCCTCTCCGGTTTCCTTATTAGTGATAGGTGTATCACTAATGCGGAAACCCGGCATTTCATCCCCAACTTTAAGCTTTGCTTGCAAAGATTTAAAAGTGGGGTGATCGGCTTTCATTGAATTGCCCGTTTTAGGGTCAGTCAATGCAAGAATGCCGAATTGCAGGTTTTGTTGTGTGCGTGCACCAACTGCAAAACCTGCAATCGCTGCCTTGACTTGTGTCAAGGGTGCAGAGGAAACAACGATGACAACATTTTTTGATTCATCGTTGATTTTCCATTTACGAAAAAATACTTTTTCCATAGGTAAAAGGTTTTTGGTTAAATAAATTCTAGGGGGTCAACCCCAGTCAAATTGTAGCCGGGGAGCGGTTCAATGGTACTCCCCCCCATTGCAAAACACATTAAATTTTAAAAAATAAATTTAAAAAAAAAATAAATTTTAAAAATAAATTTTAAAAAATGAATTTTAAAAATGTTTATCTTTGTGTATGGATATTCATAAAGCTTTTTATAATTCTTATAATGTAATTGTAAGAAAAATAGATTATTTAGATTTATTTGAAGATGGTGTGTTATATTTAATACACGATCCTGATGAACCTTTAAATAAGGAAATTTGTGATAATATGATAAAATATTTTGAAGAGCAGGAAGAATATGAAATTTGTAATGAATTAATTAATATATTTGCAAGTTAAAAAAAAAATAAATATGGAAAAAGAAGATATGGAAATTAGGAGGAGAGAGATTACTGCGTTTTATGAAAGTAATATCCCGCATTTAAAAGTGCAAAAAGAATATGAGGAGTTGTTGTGTGCTATTGAGGAAACAAGGGCTCGTCGTATTCAGGCTGTTATGTTTATGGCGGAAGTTGAAGACCGCTCTAAAAAAACTGAAGATGAAAGTAAACAAGATTGATAAAAAAATAATCACTGATTTAAATGAGGCTATTGCTTTTAATTTTGTCAGTTATTGTTTTTTTAAAGGTATTAAGATAAACACTTCCGAAGTGGGGTGTTTATCTTTATTATCTTTTTATAATGATGTTAATAGGGGTGATTTCTGTAGAATTTGTGTATCCCGGGGGTTATTTAAAAGCGAGCAATTAGCCCGGAATGTTGTATCTTCTTTAATGAAGAAAGGTTTGATTATTGGAAGTAAAAAAATATCTATAGGTATTGAGTGCCCTATTGATGGTAATTTATATTTAGATTTTAAAATTTTAGGAATTGAACCCAAAAAAAGCTAAGTCATTTAAAAATGGAATTGCCGAGGAGGTGGGAGTTCACCCTAATGTTGTGGAAGATTTTATAAATTTTTATTATAATGAATTAAGGAATATTCTTTCTAATTTAGAATCTATTAATGTTTACATAAATGGGTTGGGTACATTCTCTATTAGGAAGACGAGATTAGAGGGTAAAATAAAAAAATATAAAAGTTTTTTAGGAAACGAAAATAAAACCACGTATATTGGTTATAAGAAGACGGAGGAATTAAAGGAATATTTAAAAAAATTAGAGCGTATTTTAGAGGAGTATGAAATTTTAATGAAAGAAAAAAATGATTTTAGATAAATATTTAAATGCTTTTAAAAACAAGAAAAAAATTCTTGAAGGTATTAAAAATAAAATTTTTAAATACGAGCATGTTGAAGCTGAAGCTGCTATTAGGATGGCAACTTGTAAAGCTTGTTCATCTATAGATAATGAAGGCTCTCATTGTGTTGTTCCTTACACTAATCCTTGTTGTAAAGAATGCGGGTGTAGTTTAAGTTTAAAAGTTAGATCTTTATCTAGTGAATGTCCATTAGGACATTGGAAAGCTTTAATGGATGAATCTACTGAGTTAAAATTAATTAAACAATTAGATAATAATGATACAAATTAGTGAAGAAGAAATCAATTCTATTTCAAATGACTCTGATTTAGGAAAATATGTTAGAGAAAAATTAAATAAAGAATTAGTGATTACAACAAATATTCGCTCTGATGTTACTATACATGGTATAAATTATGTTTATGATTACGTTTAAAGAAGATGAACATAAATATGAAGGTAATGGTATAAAATGGACAAGTGTAACTTCATTTATTGGGTTATTTAAAGAAAGTTTTGACCCTATTGCTGCTGCTGAAAAAGCAACGCAAAATAAAAAATCTAAATGGTTTAATATGTCTGTACAGGATGTGTTAAATGCTTGGGATTTAGAAAGAGATAGGAGTGTTGCATTAGGAAATTGGTATCACAAACAAAGAGAGAGTGATATTGTTGGTTGTGATACAATAGAGCGTGAGGGAGTTAATTTAACTATTAACCCTCCGGTTATTAAAGATGGTGTTAAAATTTCATTAAATCAAAAATTAGAGGATGGAATATATCCTGAGCATATTGTTTATTTAGAGTCAATTGGTTTATGCGGGCAAGCCGATTTAGTGGAAGTCGTAAATGGAAAAATTAACATTACAGATTTTAAAACAAATAAAGAAATAAAAAAAACAAGTTTTGTTAAGAATGGTGTAAGTAAAAAAATGAAAGCTCCTTTATCTCATTTGGATGATTGTAATTTTAATCATTATAGTTTACAATTAAGTTTATATGCTTATATGATAAAAAAACACAATCCAAAATTAAAAATTGGAAAATTAACAATTCAACATGTTATATTTAAACAATTAGGGTTAGATAAATATGGTTATCCTGTTAATGATTATGTTAATGGTGAACCTGTTGTTAAAGATGTAATTTTTAATGATGTTGTTTATTTAAATAATGAAATTGAAAATTTAATAATTTGGGCTAAAAATAATGGTTATAAAACTTTTTGATATACAAAATGGAGTTATTGTTCCTACTGAGCATTGCTATAGTTTAGAAACTTTAAGACTTATTATGGATAAATACCCTAACAGTTATTTGTCTATTTATAAGTATTTGTTTTATATGACATGTCCTAACCCAGATTTAAATCCATTTTTTAATGTACCTGAACATGAAAAAGAAGATTTAATAATTAATGAAGTTGATTTTAATGAATCTTTAGATGATAGTGTTATTCAACAAGCTTTAATTTTTTGTGAAAAATTATATGAAACTCCCGCGTATAGGGCGTATAAAGGAATTAAATCAATGTTAGATAGATTAGCTAAATATATGGAAACAACAAATATTGAACATGGTAGAGATGGTAATATTAATTCGTTAGTTAATGCGGCTGCTAAATTTGAACAAATTAGACAGTCTTATAAAGGAGCTTTTAATGATATGAAAGAGGAGCAAGAAAGTCATGTAAGAGGTGGACAAGGATTAGCTTATGATCAACTCTAATGGCATATTTAAATCATAATTTACCTCTCACTCCTTGTTTTATAAGGAATGAATTTTTATTTAATCATGAAAAAGGGTTTGGTGAATACACTGTAGCTAATTTACACTCTGTTTCTTCTATAGAGGGTATGGTACCTTTATTTGAAGCTTTTTTAGAAAATGGGGTGAATTGGACTCGTAGGCCAATACACGCTTTTTGTTGGAAAAAAGATGCAGAAATTTTACCTCTTACGGAACATGTTTATTGGGATAGTTTTAGCCCGTATATCGATGTTCAAGTAAGAGCACGACTTTATCCATTAAGTGCAGAATTAATTTCCATTAGTGGAGTAAAAAGAAAAGGGGTGTATATGTTTACTTTAGATTGGTCGCATGAAAACAAAACAATGTTGGATACAAATTTTTCTGAAACGTATGAGCATAAGTGCGGGCATGTTTTTAAAATGGATAATGGTAATTATTTTATTTATCCTAATAACAGGATTATATGGATTGATAAAGCTTATACATTTAATAGGATTAATGCTAACCCAGGTTATAAAATTGATAGGAATTTGTATAGTGTTGATTCTAGCCGTGGTTATTTTACTGACGATAATTATATCACGGACTTTAAAAAAGATATATGATAAGATTTAAAACATCAATTAAAGAATCTCCTGGAAAAGGGAATGGACTTTTTGCAGAAGAGTTTATTCCAAAAGGAGAGTTGGTTTATGAAGATAGTATATCTAAAATTCATAAAGATAATGTAACGTTTTCTGAAGAGTATATGAATATGTATACTTGGATAGTCGGAGATTATGTTTATTTTTGTAATGATGATACAATGTATATTAATCATTCATTTACACCATCTGTAAATGGTGTTGATGGTACTGCGTTAAAAGATATTATTGTTGGCGAAGAAATTACAGAACATTATTCTACTTTTGATCCATCTTTTGAAACTTATAAAAATTTATTAAAATGAATATGATTTTTTGTTATTGGGATGATTGTTTGTTTATAAATAAACAAAGAAAACTGGAGGAAGAAGCCGAAAAACCAGAGGAACCTGAAAAACCTGAAGAACCTAAAGATGAAAAGTATACCAACATATGATGGTGAATGGACTATTACAGAATTTGATTCCGATAAAGATTTTATTAGATTTTTATTACAAATATTTAAAGAACCTGGGAATTATGATTTCGATGAAACTTCATTTTTATTTAATGAACAAGCTAATAATTTTAATAAAAATGGGGTGTATTGTTTTGCACCAATTAGATCAAAAGATTTTAAAGATTATTGGGATGATCAAAAAAATAAATGTAGAAATGGGGTGATTTTTAAAAACAATAATAAAACCTGGTATTTAACTAGGGATTATTATATGTGGTTAAATTTTCTCCCTATTTATGATAAAGAAGAAAAAAAATACGGGTTTGCTAAAGTAAGAGATGCGCAATATCATATGGCGCTTTATGAGTTATTGGCAGAATTAAATTTTAAACACTCTGCAATTTTAAAAAAACGGCAAATAGCCAGCTCATATTTTCATATGGGCAAATTAATTAATCAATATTGGTTTGAAGAAGGTAGTGTTTGTAAAATAGGGGCTAGTTTAAAAGATTATATAAATGATAAAGGTTCGTGGAAATTTTTAGATGAATATAAAGATTTTCTTAATGAACACACAGCTTGGTATAGACCAAGTAATCCGGATAAAGTATTATTGTGGCAACAACAAATTGATGTTAGAGTAAATAATAGAAACACGACTAAAGGATTAAAATCTAAAATACAGGGCACGTCTTTTGAAAAAAGTGCAACAACAGGAGTTGGTGGACCAACCACATATTTTTTTCATGAAGAAGCTGGAATTGCACCTAAAATGATGGAAACATACGAGTATTTAAGACCGGCTATGTCATCTGGCGCATTAACTACAGGTATGTTTATTGCGGCGGGTTCTGTTGGTGATTTAGAACAATGTAATCCATTAAAAGAAATGATTCTTAACCCCATTAATAATGATATATATGCCGTAAAAACAAATCTTTTAGATTCAGATAATACTGAAGGTTATGCTGGATTATTTATTCCTGAGCAATGGTCTATGCCTCCATATATTGATATGTATGGTAACTCTCTTGTAAAAGAAGCTTTAGAAGCAATTATTATTGAAAGAGAAAAATGGAAAAAAGATTTAAATCCAGAACAATATCAATTAAGGATATCACAAAAACCCACTAATATAGCCGAGGCTTTTGCTTATAGAAAAGAATCTATATTTCCTCAAAGTCTTCTTTCAAAACAATTAAGACGAATTGAAAATAAAGAATACCCTATTGAATATTTAGAATTATATAGAGGGATTAGTGGTATTGAATCTAAAAAAACAAACAAAATTCCAATAAATGAATTTCCTGTTAGTAAGAAAAAACAAAATAAAGAAGGTTGTTTAGTTGTTTGGGAAAGACCTGTAAAGAATGTAATATTTGGAATGTATTATGCATCTATTGACCCCGTTTCTGAAGGACAAACAACAACTTCAGATTCTTTATGTAGTATTTATGTTTATAAGAATGCTGTTGAAGTAACAAAAGAAACTCCAGAAGGACCCCAAGTTTATTTTGAAGGAGATAAAATTGTTGCTGCTTGGTGTGGCAGATATGATGATATAAAAAAAACACATGAACAATTGGAATTAATTATTGAATGGTATAACGCTTGGACTATTGTTGAAAATAATATTTCTTTATTTATTCAATATATGATATCTAAGAAAAAACAAAAATATTTAGTTCCTAAACAACAAATTTTATTTTTAAAAGAATTAAATTCAAATAATACGGTTTATCAAGAATACGGATGGAAAAACACAGGGGTTTTATTTAAAAGTCATCTTATATCATATGCTATTGAATTTTTAAGAGAAGAAATTGATAATGAATTTGATATGCATGGAAATGTTATAAAATCTAAAATGGGGGTTGAAAGAATACCAGATATTATGTTAATTAAAGAAATGTTAAGTTATCAACCCGGATTAAATGTGGATAGATTAGTTTCTTTTTCAGCTTTAATAGCTTTTGTTAAAATTCAACAATCAAATAGAGGTTTTATTAAAAGAAGAGAAGAAAATGAAAATTTGCAAAATTCAAAAAATTTATATAAATTAAATCATAGACCGTTTAAAAATTTAGGGACTAAGTCATCTAGACGGGCGTTTAAAAATTATAGATAATGATATATAATGCATTACAAATAAAAAATGGAGCAAAAGTTAAAAAAAATTTAACACATTCTAGTTTAACTCAACCGCTTCAATTTTTACCAGCAAAAGAAAAAGATGAAGATTGGGCAGCTTGGAATATAGATTGGTTAGAAGTACAAGGGATAGAATTTTTAAGAAATAATTCTAAAAAATTATTAAAGAATTATAAATTAGCAAAAGGAATAATCGATAAGAGAGATTATATAGTTGAAGAAGATAACGAAAATAAAGATTTAATTGATATTCTCACTAAAGAAGATGAATCTGCTTTAGAACTTAAATTTTATCCCATCATCCCAAATGTTGTAAATGTACTTAGTGGGGAGTTTTCAAAAAGATATAATAAAATACAATTTAGAGCTGTAGATGATATTTCATATAATGAAATGTTAGAACAAAAGCGGGGAATGATTGAAGAAACATTATTGGCAGAAGCAGAGGTCAAAATGTTACAAAAAATGATTGAAATGGGGGATGTTCAAGAAGAATTGTTATCAAGAGAAAATTTAATGACACTCCCTCAAATTGAAGATTATTTTAAAAAAAGTTATAGATCATCTATTGAGGAGTGGGCTACACATCAATATAATGTTGATGTTGAAAGATTTAGAATGAATGAACTTGAAGAAAGAGCATTTCAAGACATGCTAATTACAGATAGAGAATTTTGGCATTTTAAAATGCATGAAAATGATTATGATGTAGAATTATGGAACCCCGTTTTAACATTTTATCATAAATCTCCAGATTCAAGATATATATCCGAAGGAAATTTTGTTGGAAAATTAGATTTAATGAGTGTAGCTGATGTAATTGATAAGTATGGTTATTTAATGAATGAAGAACAATTAACTTCTTTAGAAAAGGTTTATCCACAAAAATCAGCTTTGTATCAAGTTAATGGTTATCAAAATGACGGCTCTTATTATGATGCTACAAAATCTCATGAATGGAATACAAATTCTCCAGG